CCCCCAAAGCTGTTCGTGAAGCGTTTCTCTCGGTGCCTTACAACCGATTTGAAAACGACAAGGACAAGATTGCGCGCATATTGGCTGAGTGGCGTGCCAGCAAGGTCGCCTTCGACAAGGCGAGCAAAGGCTCCATGTATCAAGTCCGCATTGACGCCGATCCGGCTGATTTTCTGGACTACGATGCGCCGTTGAGCGGGCAGAGCGAGAAGGTGCGTGGAGCGTTGGATACTTTCCAACTAATTACACAACCGCGCGAGGGCTTATCGCTTTTCCCCGGAACAAAATTGCGAATTGAGCAAGACCCTGATTTACCGGAGTTTTCAAAATACTTCATGGAAACGGAAAACGGCACTCGCACGCGCCTGTTGCCCGGAGATTTGAAAAACATGATTGCACAGAACCTTGATGAAGTAACTGGCAAAAACGTAGTGTCTACTGTAGCCAACCAGTTTGGGGGGCAAGATGCCGCAACCCGCGCACTGCGTGAAGCCGGCATCCCCGGCATCAAATACCTTGACCAAGGCAGCCGTGGCGCTGGCGACGGCACACGCAATTACGTCGTGTTCGATGACAAGCTGGTCTCCATCCTCAAGCGTTACGGCTGGGCTCCGGGCATGGCTATCCCCGCCGCAGCGATGGAAGAGTATGAAGCCGAGCAAGAATTCGCCCGTGGTGGTCTCGCCGTGACGCCCGACAACTACAACGAAAAAGTGCGCCTGCTGCGCGAATACGGGATGCTTGACTGATGCGCTCCACCGATTTCCCCTTCGCCGTGATGCCGCAGCGTCTGCAGCGCGGCGGCGAGTTCAGTGTGGACTACAGCGCGCCTAGTGCCGATGTCGCCGATCTGCTCGATCCAACGGACATCGTCGGCCGTGGTCGCCTTGAAAGCCGCGATACGTCGTGGCGTGATCGGCTCAAGGACAAACTGGCGGTGCGCTTCGGGCGCAGGAACGCCGAGCAGATGATGCAGGTGCTTGACTTCACGCCCGCCGGTGCCGCGTTCGTCGGCAACGAGGCGGCTCTCGCCGCTCGTGAGGGTAAGCGCGGCGAGGCGGCTGCCAACGTGGCGCTCGCCGCGCTGCCAATTCCCGGCGCGGGTAAGGCTGCGAAGAAGGTGGCGAAGGCCGCTGCTCCGGCGAAGAAAGTAGCAGCACAAGCCACCTCCTCGGCGTACTCAACGCCGCGCCAAGTTATCGCCAAAGAGTTCGGTCGCGACATCGCGCAGCGCCTCGACGGTATCGTGCCGGCAGATGCGCCGATCACGGAATGGCGCGCAGCCGCAGAAAACTTGAGCAGCCCAGACGTAGCTATGTCGAACCGGCGCTTCACGCCGGAGTTCAAGCGGCCCGGCGAGAAACCGTTGGCGACGCAGATGGGTGAGCAGGGTCTGCCGGTGCGCGGCATGGACTTGGTGGAGGCGCAACACCCCAGCCCCTTCGGCGTTTTCTCCAAATACAAAACGCCGAAAGACCCCCTCGACACCGAGGTCGTCGCGGAACCCTACGCGGTCATGCCGACTGATAGGCGGTTTGACCCCCGCCGGCTGGAAGGCGCGCGGGTCGTGTCACTGCTCGCAGACAAGTCGCGCGCCGGTGACCGGCTTCGCAGTATAGATGGCTCGCCCGTGGACGTTTACACCCAAGGCGGCCCGATGCATGCCGCGCTGCAGGAGGCGCTTGGGGGTAGCTCTGCTTTTGCCAACACGGGAGGGGGGCTTACCTCGCTCCGCAAACAGATAGCTGCAGGACTGGAAGAAGGGCGGCCGGTATTTGGTGTCACAACTACCATGGGGCCATCGTCACTGAACCAGACTGTCGATATGGTAGATATCTTGCACCAGATGGCGCAGACGAGCCCTATCAGCAAAAGCGATCTGGCAGACTTCAACGAAAAAGCTCGATCTCTGCTCCCCGGTTACGCCGGCCTGCTTGACGAAGATGCTGTGCGACAGCTTCAAGGGGCGACGCAGGGCCAACGAAAGGCCTTCGTCAAACTTATGGATAACGCAGATGCCCTAGCGCGCGGGTTACCGAATGTGCCGGCGGCGCGTTTTGGGCTCACCGATCCCAATCTTGTTGACGTACCGTCTGGCGTTTCTGGTTACTCCTTTGTAGAACTGGGCCCTGAAAGCCTTCAAAAACTAGACAGCAGCATCAAGAATAGATCCTATCTCGAAGACTTGACAGGTAAGTTTGGGGGACGCGGGCCGCTTGTTCCGTTCAGCACTATGTTCAGTGACTTCATTAAAGAACGCAGGGAAGCGGGCTTGCCCGCAGGCTCTGATCTCAGGTCACTTGAGTTTCAGAAGCCGATCCAAGACATGACCCCCGAGGCCTACGATCGGCTCATGCGCTATCTGTCCAAGATCGATGACCCTTATTGAGGATCGTCTCTATCTCCCACGCCAACACTTTCAGCAACGCCAGCGCTCCCGCCGCATCCCCGTTAGTGGCGGCGGCAATGGCATCGTTAGCCAGCTCATACGCATTTTCCTGCGCCTCCTCGATACCCGCCTGATTAACCTCTTGATTTTCTTCGTTCATCACTTGCTCCTCTCAATGATCCGCTGGCCGAAGAAGACGATCTTCTCGCCGTCGTAGACCGCGCTGTCCTGACCCGGCTTGCCCCGGCCCTGCCGCAGCGCCGCGACGCGCCACGCCGCCTTGAAGGCGTTGGCCACGTCATACTCCATGTTCAGCGCCTCGATGATGTCGTTGCACTCGGCCGTGTACGGCTCGCCGCCGGACGTGGGCCGATCGACGCGCACCTTGTAGTAGTCGGTGCTACCGCCGGTCAGCTTGGCCGGCTCATGCGAATGGACGCAGGCCATGACCCCCGAGATCTTATCGTGCACTGCGAGGCATACCGAACAGGTGTAGCTCATTTCTTCCTCCGCTTCATTGCTTCCAGCAGGATCTCCTGCGTGCTCTTCTTCGACGTGAGACGATCCATGACGAGGTCATCCACCGTGTCGCGGGCGAGGATCGGGTAGACGAACACCGGCCGATCGTAGCCGGCCTGCGCCTGCCGCATCGGCCCGATGCGCTCGATGATCTGCATGTGCTCCTCGAGGTTCCAGTTGACCCCGTAGAAGGCGAGGATGTTGCCCCCGTCCGCGAGGTTCAGGCCGTGGCCCGCCGATGCAGGGTGAGCGAAAAGTAGTTCGATTTCCCCCCGGTTCCACTGTTTGATCGTATCAGGGTCAGCGTCCAGCACCCGGCCTTTAGGGTAGCGCTTGCGTAGCCGGGCCAAGTCGTGTTTGAAATTGTAGGCCACCAAGACGGGCGCGCCATTGGCCTCCTCAATGACGCTGTCCAGCGCCTCCAGCTTGGCATCGTGCACCGCCTCCCAGTTGCCGTACTCATCGGTGTACAGCGCCCCGTTGGCGAGCTGCAAGCACTTCTGCGTCCGCACCGCCGCGTTGGCTGCCTCGACGCCCTCGCTGTTGAGGATCGTGTACATCTCCTCCTCCATCTCGTCATACGCGCGGCGCGCCGCCGGCGGCAGGTCGATGTAGATCGGGCTGGTGATGGGCTCATCGACGGGCAGGCCGCGCACGGTCAGGCAGATGTCCTTGAGCCGCTCCTGCACCTCCTCCTGCGTGTGGTCGTAGGGCACGAGGCTGTAGCCGTCGTAGCCCTTGCGGAACCAGCGCTCGCTGAAGGCGCTGAACGTGCGGCCTAGCCGCTCTCCCTGATCAAGGAACCAGCTCTGCCCCCAAAGGTCTTTAACGCCATTGGGCGCAGGGGTGCCTGTCAGGCCGATGAAGCGCGTGACGTGCGTGTGGGCCACCTGACCCAGCGCACGCGCCCGTGAGCCGCCCTGACGCAGCCTGAAGCTCTTCAGCCGGGTGAACTCGTCGGCGACCACGGTGATGAACGGCCACGCGTCGCCGAGCGCCTCGCGCAGCCAGACGAGGTTGTCGTAGTTGGTCGTGTAGATGTCGGCCGGCGTGTCAAGCGCCGCCTGACGCTGCTTCGGCGTGCCGGTGATGACGCTGACGCGCAGGTGCGACAGGTGCGGCCACTTCTTGACCTCGTCCGGCCACGTGGAGCGCGCCACGCGCAGCGGTGCCAGCACCAGCACTGGGTACACGTCCTCGACCACGGAGAGCGCCTCCAGCGCCGTCAGGGTGGTGACGGTCTTGCCGCCGCCCATGGGCATCCACAGGGCGGCCCTGCGCTCCTTGTACAGGTGCGCGAGGGCCTCCCTCTGGTAGTCGTGCGGCTTGAAGGTCACAGTGCTTCCCAAGGCTGCGGCCGGTGGAGCGGGCCACCTTCGCCTGCGAGCCACTCGGCGGTGTGTTCAGACGGAGCGCCCTTCCAGTACAGGCGGCCGCCGACATACCAGCGAAGCTGACGGCCACCGCGCGAGGTCTGGACGACGCGGGCGACGCGCTTGCCGGCGGGGGTCAGGTCGTAGTTGGTGTTGATGACGATCTGCATGTCAGGGTCTCCGTTGCTGATGTACTCTATTCGCACGTGCAACGTATGATTGCAACCCCCAAATGCAAAAAAGTTTGGGGCGACCCGAAGGCCGCCCCGATGTCAGAAGAAGCGCAGAATGTGCAGCTCGCCCTCGTCCTCGAACCGCCGCACCATGGCGCTCCCAGTGCCCCATTGGGTTGAGCAAAATGCCGCGACGTTGCTCTGCAGAATGTTTACGTCGAAGTCGGCGTAGGGGATCTGCGCGGACTGGCCGGGCTCCAGCTCCCCGATGTAAGGCAGGAAGTGCGCGCGCGTCGCGCCGCGCGGGTAGGGGCCGGGGCCCCTGCGCCTGACCTTGGGCGGCGGTGCCAGTTCCAGAGTGCCGTACGTCTCGCCGTTGTACACGATGGCGTACTGAGCGCCGGCCGCGTCGAGCATACGCAGGGCGCGCTCGAAGGCCATGTCTTGGATAGTCTGTGTCATGTCAGGATCTCCTTTTTGTTACTGACATTCGACACATAAGTTGCACAACTCTAAGTTGCAATCCCCTCCCGAACTTTTTTTACGATCTCGTCGATGTTCTCAATTGACCGGGCGATGAACACCGGCACGCCGTCGCCGCGCATGCGCTCGATCTCGCGCTGCTGGTGGCCGCTGAGCCGGTCGTCGTCGGCCTTGATCTCGATGAAGGCGGCGCGCGGCCACTCCCACCAGATGAAGCAGTCAGGGCAGCCCCGGCGGCCTTCCCAGCGCGCCTTGCGGTACTGGCCGCCGCTCTTCTGCACGACGCGCTTCAGGTGCTCCTGCAGCTTGCCGGCGGGCGTCACTCCGGCTGCCTTCCGGCCGACCAGTTCGGCGTCACGCGCGCGTCGCTGTTAGGGACGCACCAAATCTCGCCGGATGTGTTCAAAGTCACAACCCACAGCAGGTTGTGCTCCTGCCCGTAGTCGATCACGGCCAGCGCCAGACCGCGACCCTTGGGCGTGTCCATTGGGATCGAGGGGTTGAGCTGCGTAAACATCAGTCCTTGCGGTAACGATACGCCTCGAAGCCGGCGGCGGCAAGCGGCAGGCCGGCCGACCAGCTCGGGTTGGTGGACATGATCGCCGCCAGCCCCTCGCTGGTGTAGGCCGGCTCGTCCGGCGTCTCGCAGACCAGCTCGTCGTGCACGCGGATGCAGACGCTGTAGCCGGCCTCCTCGGCGCGCAGCATGCCGGACATGAACACGTCGCGGGCGATGGCCTGCACGGCGTTCTCGACCAGCTTGCCGCCGTACGTGTCGAGGCGCTCCCACTTGCGGGTGAATTGGTTCATGCCCTCGTAGGACAGGCTGCCGCTGGCCGACGCCTCCGGGCGCGGGTAGCACAGGTAGCGGCCGCTCGGCAGCTTCATCCGCAGCCACGCGATGCCCTGCCCGTCCGGCTTCACGTCGAACGTGATCAGGTCGCGCACGGCGAAGCTCTCGCCCATCTTGTTGATGGCTGACCGCGCGGCCGCCTCCATGTCGTACCACAGGTTGCGCGTGCACGGGTGGGCCTTGCGCCACGCCGAGACGATCTCTTGGATGGCCTCGTCCGTCATCGCGTCGAACACCTTGCCGCCCATCTTGCGGTACGCGCCGACGCCGCCCTGATAGCCTCCCGCCAGCTCGGGCACCTTGCCCTGCAGTTGGCGCTCGGCCTTGGTGATGAGGCCCGGATCTTTGCCGAGGATGCGGCCGGCGGTCACCTTATACAGGTCGTGCCCGTCGCCCCGGTCGTAGGCCTTGAACGCCGTGACCTTCCAGTCCTCGCCGGCCAGCCACGCCAGCACGCGGCCCTCGATGTTGGACAGGTCGGCGATGACCAGCTTGGTGCCCTCGGGGGCGACCAGCGCCCCGCGCACGGCGAAGGCGCAGCGCTCGCTGACGTTGTCCCAGATCAGGTGCTCGCAGTCCGCCTTCATGGCGGCCACGGTCGTCGCCTGCACGTCGTCATCGAACCAGTCGGGGCTGCGCGGCAGGTTCTGCGGCTGGAACAGGCGGCCGGCGTCACGCCCGGTGCGCGCCGCGCCGCAGAACTGGATCAGGCCGCGCAGGCGGCCGTCCTTGTTCGTGGCGTTGAGCAGCACACTGTACTTAGCCGGGCTCGTCGCGGCCGCCTGCTGGCGGATCTCCAGCAGCTCGCGCACCTGCGGGTCGAGGTCTCCGTCGAGCAGGTTGCCGAGCGTGGCGCGCGTCAGATCCTCGGTCTCGAAGCCGTGGGCGTCCTTGAGGTGGTCGAGCAGGCGCTGGCGCTGCGTGGCGGACGTGACGCTGCCGCCGGTCAGATCGGCTGCACGAGTGGCCAGAGATCGTCCAGCTCGATCGAAAGCTCGTAGAGCTGCTCGTGCAAACTCTCGGTCAACGGCGACACCACGGTCATTAATTCTTTGATCACACTGCCACAGGAGCCGCTCACGATCACAATCGTTCCATGATGGCAGTCGTCCAAGTACGCTTCGCATTGCGTCCACATCCAGCCGGGCGTACTCGACGAAGGCGACCCACTCGGCGGGATGTGTGTCACGGGTGGCTCTCCGTATCTTGACGTTGCTGGGCCTCGGCTTCGTCAGCAAGTGTATCAGCTTTTTGCCTGCCTTGTCTTTGGCTTTGTCCTGCGGCACGTGCAGCACGTCGCAGAGCTGGCCCAGAGAGCCGGGCAGGCTGTGCTGCAGGGCCAGCACCATCGTGTCGATGACCTTCTCCACGGGGATGTGGACGCCCTGCTCGCGCAGGACGGTGCGGTCGAAGTTGCTGTTGTGGATCACGACGCGATCAGACTTGTCGATGATGTTCTGCAGCGCGTGACGCCAATGCACGAGATCCTGCGTGTCCCAGACCGCAACAGGATCGCTGTCCATCGCCCACGCCACCAGCATCACCTCGGCGTCCTCCGCGTAGCGGTACGCGCCGTAGGTGATCTTGGTTTCGCAGAATGTTTCGAGATCGAGGTACAGTGTGCTCATGATGTCCTCTGTTCGGGAGAGCCGCGCGCTTCGTGTATCAGCAACGCAGGAGACCCCGCACCCACGCGCGGCTCACCAGAACAGAGGCGCGCCTGCCCCGCCAAGGGGGAGAAACAGGGCAGGCGCGCTGGTTCTATAGACCTACAGGAGATCCATGCCAATAGCCTTTGCGTAGGTCTCGAGCAGGGCGAAGTGCTCGTTCCTATCGTCATTGGCCATCTTGCGGAGACGGACGACCTCGCGGAGGATCTTGGCATCATACCCACGGGCCTTGGCCTCGGTGTAGATGTCCTTGATGTCGTCCGCGATGCCCTTCTTCTCCGCCTCAAGCGTCTCAATGCGCTCGATCAGGAGGCGCAGTTGTTCGCCTGCGCTGTTGTGTCCCTCCTCGCTCACAGGAAGTCGGCCGCGTCGGGAGCGACCTTGGTCAGCGACGCGAACTCGTCCGCAGACGCCGGAGCCGAGCCACCGCCGAGGTTCTCGCCCTCGCCGGTCAGCATGACGCCGCGCAGCGAGCAGTTGATGCGGCGGCCCCACTTGTTGTCCTGCGCCCACACCTCGACCGAGGCGTTGACGACGGCACCGCTGTGGGCCTGCCGCTCAATCGGGCCCTTACCCATCACCTCTTTGCCGTACTGATCAAACACGGTCGGCTGGGTCTTGGCGTTGCGGGTGGACAGGTAGTGCTGCCCGTCAAAGCCCTGATAGGCCTCGCCGGTCTTCTTCGAGCGGTAGACCTTCTTGACGAAGGCGACCTTGCCGTCCTCTTCCAGCATCTTCAGGACGCTCTCGGCCTTGTCCTTCCACGCCTCGTCGGCCTCGGCGGCGATGGCAGCCTCAAGCGCCTTGTGCTGTTCGCTGCCCGGCTTGATGGCGAACTTTGCGCCGTAGGCCGGGTCGCCTTCGCCAAACGCCTGCGGTTCGGCAATCGCCGGGAACGACAGAGTGACGCCCTTGAGCATGATACGTGTAGCCATTTTGTTCACTTTCAGTTTGCAGTTAAATCGCGGAAGTCGTCCGCGACCGATTGAACGGCCAGTGCTGGCCGCTTATCCGTGGCGGGTGCCACAGATGGCTTGCCCTCGGCGCGGGAGATCAGGGCCTGTGCCCGCTCCCAGCGCTTGGGGGTGTCTTTGAGCAGCTTCTCCGCCTTGGTCGGCGAGATCAGGCTGTAGTCGTACATCTCATCCTGCCGCAGCCGGAAGCTCTTGAACAGGGCCTCGACCTCGGCGTCGCTGTTCCACTTGCGGTTGCCCCGCTTGCCCTCGACCAGTTTGAAGCCGTCAACCGACTGGCCGGCCAGCAGGCGGCGCGCGACCTCGGCGCGGACGGCCGAGCACCAGTGCTCGACCAGCTCGACCTTGGACATGGCCATCGACAGGTAGTTGTCGCCCGTCGTCATGTCCGGCGTGACGAACTCATCAAGCGTGGCGGATCCGCTGACGATCTCGCTCACCTCGGCGGCAAGCGCCGGGCACGTGGACTTCGCCTTGCAGAAGCGGCACTGCTTCTCGCCCGGCACGAGCGGTGCGTCAGGCTGGCGCGCGGCTTCAGCCGCCTCGGCGGCTTGCTGTTTGAAGGCCCGCAGGTCAGCGACCGGCAGCCAGTGCTCGGAGACGTGGTTGAGCCGTGGCTGGTGGATGACCATGCAAGCATCGTCAAACTCGCCGAGCTGGTCGCACTGCTCCAGTGCGCCCAGAGCGTACATCTTCAACTGCTCGCTATCGGCATCGATCTTGACGCCCATGCCGTACTTGAGATCGATCACGGTCAGCACGCGGTTGGCCGTGTCCACGACGATGGCGTCGCTGGTGCCGGTGGCACCCTGCTCGCCCGTGAGGTGGCCGATCGGCACGCGCTGCTCGATAAGCAGCAGGCCGCGCTCGCCGTAGTCGCGCACGAGGCGGATGTAGTCGTCCACGTAGTCGGCCATGGTCTGGTCAACGGTGAAGATGTAGCCGTCCACGTCGTGCTGCTCGCCGACGCGCTGCGACGGGTGCTTGCCGGTGCCGTCGAGGTACTCACTGGCGAGCGTGTGCGCCAGCGTGCCCTCGGCGGCGTAGGAGCTGCTCTGGTCGGGGAATGCCGCCTCAAGGGCGACGCTGCCGGGGCAGCGCATCCAGCGATGCGCTCCCGACGGGCTGAGTTTTGCGTGTGCCATCAGAAGGGGCTCTCCAGACGGTCGATCAGTTCGGCCCAGCGCGATGCGTCCAGTTGCGAGGCGCGTGCCACGCCGAACTCGGTCATGACGCCCTCGACGAATGCTTTGCTCTTCGTGGCCACGGCGCGCAGCACCACGGGTGCCACGTCCTGCTCGAAGCTGAGCGCAGGTGCGTCGGCCACGGGTGCAGGAGCCTCGACCACAGGCGCAGGAGCCTCGACCACAGGCGCAGGTGCTGCGGGCGCAACCGGGTTGATCTCAACGGGCTCGGCCGGCGGCGCGTAGGCGCGTTCGACATCTGCAATGGGGTGCAGCTTGACGGCCAGCGACATGACCTTACCGGCCAGTTCAGCGAGCGTGTCGGCGGTGATCTCGATCTTATACATTCTTCAGCTCCTCAATGATGCGATCGCGTTCGGCGATCATCAGTTCCAGTTTCTCGATTTCGGCGCGCAGTTCGTAGACCTTGTCGTCGAGCTGGGTGCAGTCGATCTGCAAGTCCTCGGCGCGCTGCCTCCAGTCGGCCAGTGCCTCCTGCGCCTCGGTATCCATGTCTTCCAGACGCTCAGCCAGCACGATGGCCAGCTCGTTGTCGCTCTCGAAGGCGGCCTCGATCAGGTCAAACATCTCGCAGGTGCGCCAGTAGTTCCGGTCGTTCATCTTTCGTCTCCCCTCAAAAGTTCCATGGTTCAGCGTTGTACTGGGCGGCAACGAGGCGAGCCTCGCGCTTGCCCTCGACGGCGTGTTCACACAGGTGGGTGCGGCGGCCCGCATCGATGATCTCAATTTGAACCACCGCGCGGCCCTTGCCGAGCTTGTAATAGTTTGCTGCCTTGATCATCGGATCAGGCCTTGCGCGCCACGACCTTGACGGTCGTGTAGCCCTTGCTGACCTTCTGGTTCTTGCTGAACCAACGGCCGTCCACGCCCAACTCACGCAGCTTGACTTCGGCGGCCTTGGCGTCGAGCGACTGGCGCTCGGCCACTTCCGACACCGTGGCGCGGAACAGGCTGCCGTCAATGGCGGTGTCGCCGGTGTTGACGATGAGCGCGATCAGGTTGGCCTCGACCGCCTTCAGTTCGGCGATCTGGGCCTTGATGCTGCCGAGGCGGTCGACGACCGAAGCGGCGAGGTCGATGGTGTTGGGCTGGGTAGCCATGTGGGTCTCTCCTTGGGGTTGCTGATACATACCCATATGAACTTATCAATCTCGCATTGCAAGCCCTTATTCGTAAAAAATTACAATCCCGTTTTCCATCCGCAGTGGGCCGTCCTTCTCCTTGCTAAGTGCCTGAATTGCCCGGACAACAGATTGGCGACGGATGTCACGCTTGCCCGGTTCGGGCGGTGGTAAAGTATCGCAAGCCTTGCGGATCAGATCCTCCGCGCGAATAACTGCATCCGCCGGGAACAGGGTCATCACCTCCAGCAGGTGGGTCTCAAGGCGGCCGCGACGCTTCACGCCCTTCTTGTCTTCGGGGGCCGCCGCCGGTCGGATATCGACCTCGACCGCGACGCAGCTCGTGATGTCGTCACCATCGTCGTCGAGGCCCAGCAGGACGGTCTCCAGCTTGAAGCCCCAGCGCAAGCCGTCCTCGCCGTCCTTCATCTTCTCGATCACAATCTCCCGGTCGCCGTTATCGTGGCGCAGCACCTCGATCTGCACGTCGGCGGCCGCCTTGAGACCCGACCAGCCGCGCGAGCCTTTGCTGAGATCCTTGCCGGCGTGGTGGACGACGAGGTTCATGGCACCGGTGGCGTCGTGCAGCAGGTTGATGTTGCCCAGCGCCCGGCCCATGTCTTCGCTGGTGTTTTCGTTCGCGCCCGGCGTCACCTGCGCCAGCGTGTCGGTGATGATCAGATCGACCGGGCCGAGGTTCTTGATCTCGGCAATCACTTCGGAGATGTCGTCCCCGTCCAGAAAGTTCGGCGCGGCCGTGATGACGTGCAAGCCGTGCAGGCCGTGCAGGTCGAAGTTGTGGTGCTGGGCGTAGGCCTGAGCGCGCTTGCCCAGACCGGAGCCGCCTTCGGCGGCGATGATCACCACCCGCGCCTTGACCGTGCGCCGGGTGCGCCACGCGTTGCCGCGCGCGATCGCGAAGGCGAGGTCGAGGGCGACGAATGTCTTGCCGCTGCCCGACGCACCGAACAGGATGCCCAGCTCGGCCTTGGGCAGCACGCCCTTGATCAGCCAGCCCATGGGCTCGCGCTGGGTCAGGTCGTAGATCGGCACCGGGCCGAAGCGGCCGAGGCTCTTCGTCGGCAGATCAGCCATGATCGCCTCGGCCTTGGCCAGCACCTCCTCGCGGCTGGGTGGCTCGGCTGCGCGGTTGGCCTCCTTGGCCATCTTCATCACCGAGGCCATTGTGACTTGCCGCCGGTTCGATCCCTTGCGCCGCTCAAAGCTGTCCCACTGGCCGCGCATGGCCTCGGTGCTGACATAGGTGTAGCCGTCCTGCGACCATTCGTCCCACAGCTCGAAGCCGGTGTCGTCGCCGTCGCACTCGTGGTGCAGGGCCATCCCGACCTTGATCCAGTCGTCCCTCCCCATGTTCGGGTCGAGGCTGTTGACCAGCTCGGCCATGCGCTCGGGCGTCAGGCCCAGTCGCGGTTCGCGGCCGGCCATGAAGTCGTCGGGGTCAACGACGTTGTTGATGAGGGAGCCGCCGAAGCGGCGTTCGCACAGGTCGATGACGTGCTGGTCAACCCCAGCCACCGTGTTCCCAAGGCCGATCAGCTCACAGCCGGCCACGATGTTGCCGGTGAAGGTCACAAAGCCACTGGAGCTGAAGGTCTCAAAGCCGTAGCGGTCGGGCGCTACTTTGCTCTTGTGATTGCCCAGATTGCCCTTCAGGGCGGCGCGAATGCCCTTACCGCTCGGGCTGAACTCGGCATATGTCCGGGCAATGATGCGCTCGATCTCAGTCGGTATTTCACCGTCCGCCCCGACGCAGTTGTCGAAGTCAAGGAAGGTATAGCCAAAATCGGGCAGCGGCGCGAAGCCGACGCCCTCGTAGTTCATGCGCGCGGCCGCGTCGCGCGCTGCGGCAAACGTCGTCAGTCGCTCGCGGTCGATCGGCGAGCCCTGTTGGCCGTGCCGGATCGTGCCGTTTGTCCAGTATGGCACTTTGCGGGGCTTGATCTCGTCGGGGTACTGCTCGAAGCGCCAGATAAGCCAGCCGGGGATCAGCCGCAGCTCCGCCGGCACCTCAACGGCGCGGATTTTGGGCGCAATTGCCCTGACGCTGGCCATGTCGTCCTCGCTCACAGCAGTGAAATTAAATCGTCGACGATCTGGATGCGCTCGCCTATCCAGCGCATCACCGGCACCGCCATGCTGTTGCCCAGCGCCTTGTAGCGCGGGCCGTCAGGACAATGCTCTGGCCCTTTCTTCTTCCACGGGATGCCGGTGAAGTTGTCGGGGAAGCCCTGAAGCCGTTCGCACTCCACCGGGGTCAGGCGGCGGACGGCGGATGCAATCGCTACAGATGCGTGATGCCGACGCGTTAAAGTTGGATTGACGCCGCTTGTGTCTGGAGTTGCAAAAGACATATTAGCTTCAAACGCCACCGCAGGTGGATGCGCGCCCGCCGCCAGTGGGTGGCACGGATCGCCGGATTGCGGGTTGCTGTAGTTGTGCGGGCTGCTGATCTGGGTGGTGTCAAACGGCGTGACAACGAAGTCGCCGCCCTGATTGCCACTCACTGGGCCTCCCGCCATGATCGGCTGCGCCACCTCAGTCTCGCGGGCCTTGTAGTCCTTGCCGCTGTTCATCGGCATGATGGAGTAGGCCACGGCTGGCATATTGCCGCCGCCGTCTCCACCCTTGCGGATAGTCGGGCAGATGTTGTCGCCTGCGTCAGCTCCGTGGTCGCCTTTGCTGAAGGCAATGTAACTCGTCTGCTTCATTTCCGGCTGCGCGGCCAGCGCGCCAACGATCTGCCCATCGCCGCCGACCAGACGCACTTCATCGCGTGTGTTCTGGGCAAAGGCCACGTACGCCTTTGTGTCCGGCGCGTGATGCGATTCGCTCTGCGTGTTCAAAGCAGGGCTGACCACCGGCACAATGTGGTCGAAGTCGCCTTGCACACCGCCCTCGCCGGGGCGCTTGGTGCGGAGTGTGCCAACGCTGTCAGGCACGAATAGCGGGCAGCCTGCGTTGACGTGCTGGTTGTTCTGTCCCCACTTGCTGGCGAAGTCAGTGTCAAGGGTGCAGGCTAAGTTTGCGGGCCAGTCTACAGTAGGTCGCTCCCCTCCGGCATCGCCACGCTCTCCAGCGCCCGCTGCAGCGCCGCTGGCAGCGTCTTGCCGCGCTTCTCGGCTCGGCGCAGGATGCCCTGACATGCTGTGGCGCTCAAAAAGAACCGCTGCGGCAGGTCGCCAGTCTCCAAGGTATCCGACAACGAACACACGACGGCGGCGCTGGGCCACTCCGAAGTACTGAGCGTCAAGCACTCGGTACGCGAGGCCATACCCGAGCTCTTCCAGCGCCCCGAGGATGGAACCAAAGTCCCGTCCTCCTCCCGATGACAGGACGCCGGGGACATTTTCCCAGACAATCCAACGAGGCTGCTCACGCTGAGCAAGTCTACAAAACTCGAGGGCGAGGTTACCACGCTGATCGTCCAATCCACCTCGGAGACCGGCGACACTGAAGGATTGGCAGGGTGTGCCGCCAACAAGGAGGTCGATTTTGCCATACTGGTTCTTCTCAATTGTCGTGAAGTCGCCGTGCAGCGGGACTTCAGGATAGTGATGGGACAGCACTGCACGGGGGAACGCCTCAATCTCCGAAAAGAAGGCGGGTTCCCAAGCCATGTGGTGCCACGCGGCTGTCGCGGCCTCAATGCCGCTGCAAACGGATCCGTAACGCATGTGGTGTGTTCCTGTTACAGCAGGTCGGCGCTGGCACTCGGGGCAGCAAGCGCGCGGACGAGGTCGGGGCTCATCAGGTCATCGCGCGGGACGCCGTAGGCGGCCTCGATCACGACGGCCTTCTCCACCGGCACCCAGCCTCTGCGCTTCCACGCGTAGACCGCCTGATGCGACACGCCCATGCTTTTTGCGAAGCGGACGATGCCGCCGCCCTTGGCGATGGCGAGATTGATGGCGTCAATTCGGTTTGTCATGCGTCTTCCAGTTTGTTGATCTCGTGACGGAAGCGCTCATCCCGGATGCCCCAGATGTGCGTCTCCTGCATGTATTGCGACTTGAGCTTGACCAGCCGGTCGTTGACGGCGTCCAGCTCGGCCTGCAGCCGATCGCGCTGGGCGAAGGCCTCGCGTGCCTCGGCGATCATTTCCGCACTCCCTTCGGGCCGAGGCGGCCGGTCTTCGGGTCGCGGAAGTGCGCCTGCTTGAGGGTGTCCTCCAGACGCTCGATCTTGGAGCGCAGGACGCGGATGACGAGGCCGTCCGTTGCGGAGTTGGACGCCTTGCGCTCGGTCTCGCCGAGCTTGACGTACAGGGCCTCGATCTCGCGCTTCTGACTGGCTACGAGCCAGCGGGCCTCGCGCAGCGCGCCCCAAGGGTTGAGGATATCGCAGATGCTCATGTCGGTCTCTCCGTTTGCTGATGGGCCTGTTGTTGTGGCAGATGCAATCGCCGATTGCAATAGACATTTTTAAGTAACAATTTTTGTGCTAAGGGCGCGAGCGAGCCTTTTTCAAAGGGATGTTTATGGCCGCGCGCAAAGACACGATCCCCGACGAAGTTTTGATAGACGCGTGGGAGCGATGTAACTTCTCCCCGGCCGCCGTCGCTCGAGAGCTCGGCACCTCCGAGCGCAACATCTACGCCCGGCGCAACGCCCTGACCGCCAAGGGCATCGATCTGCCCACCGTCAAGGCGTCCACGTCCCCTATAACCCGTTCAACGTACAAAAAGGTGATCAACTGCGAGATGCGCGACGGCGTCGTCGTGGTCGGATCCGACGCGCATATCTGGCCCGGCCCCGACACCACCGCCATGAAGGCCCTGCTGTTGGTGACCGCCGACCTCGGCAAGGCCGTGCGTATGCTGATCGCCAACGGCGACTGGCTGGACGGCGCGAGCACCAACCGGCACGACCCGTTCGGCTGGCAGCACCGGCCGACAGTCAAGGAGGAGCTGGACTGCGTCACTGACGCACTGCACCGCTGGCGCATGGCGGCCAAGCCGGCGCGCACGGGCGTGCGGTCGATATACACGGTCGGCAACCACGAGATGAACTTCGAGCGCCGCCTCGCGACGCAGGTGCCGATGTTCGAGGGGGTGCCGGGAATGCGCCTCGCCGAGCACTTCCCAGAATGGGACTTGACGTGGTCGTGCTGGCTCAATCGCGCCAGCAGCCACCCGGTCATGGTCAAGCACCGGCAGGCGAACGGCGTGCATAGCGCCTACAACAACACGCTGAAGAGCGGCGTCAGCATGCTGACCGGCCACACGCACATCCTTGAGGTCAAGCCTTGGGGCGACTATCGCGGCCGCCGGTGGGGCGTGCAGACCGGCTGTCTGGCCGAGCCCACCGGGCCCCAGTTCGAGTACGCCGAGAACGGCTACAGCCCGGCCTGCGCCGGCTTCGCCGTGCTCACCTTCAAGGACGGGCGGCTGCTGCCGCCAGAGATCTGCGAGGTGATCGAGGGTCGCGCGATGTGGCGCGGGCAGGTGGTCGTGGACGACCACGCAGACTATCTGGCTGAGCAGGAGGTGTCATGAAGAAGGCGCAAGAGGCGTTGGAGAAGCTGCACGTCGCGCTGGAGGCGCGGGACGTGGCCGTGGGCCGGGCCGTCGAGGCCGTCTACGCCCAGTTCGCGTCGATCATCGCCCGGCGCGAGCGGGAGTATGATGACGCCCTGCGCGCCGCTAAGGCACCGGAATAAACGCCTCGATCGGGATCAGCACCACGCGCTCGATGTCGCGGCTGTCGCCCCGGTCTGAGCGGCCGCCGGTGGTGACGGTGTGCTCGACGGGGAGCTGCACGACGCCCAGTTGATCCGTCCACTGCACCGCCAGTAGGGCGTTGGCGTCCACCTCGCAGAGCGCGTTGTACTTGCCCGCGCTCAGCATGTACGTGTCGTACTTGGCACGCGCGTTGCGGCGCACCTTGATCTCCACGACGCAGGGCCGGTGCGTGAAGCGGAAGACGGCGTCGTACGGCGCGAAGCGGTCTTGGGGCGCAGTGGCCGTCAGACCGAAGGCGCGCTCCAGCTTGGCCACGACGCTGGCCTGATTGCTGCGATCGGCGTCGCTCTCGTAGATGGGTCTAGTCACGGCTGCACCCTCCCGGCGGTGGCCATCAGGTGCAAGATCCTATTGCCGCCGCCCCTGTCCTCGTACACCTCGACGCGCGCCTTGCCGTCTTGAGCATAGATGCGGTGGTAGTGGCCAGCCTCGCGCATGGCGTCGTCGAAGTTGACGCATTGGCCGCCCGCGACCGGCGGCTGCTGGCCCGGTGGCTGCGTCACCTCAAAGGTGTAGCGTCCTGCGACTGTGGTCATGCCGGTTGCCCTTGTCTCAGGTTGGCGTAGGCCCGCGCCTTGCCGTTGGCGCGGGCAGCCTCGTAGACGGTCGGCCGGTGCGCCTTGAGCGCCGCCGTGCAGCGCGCCACTGAGCCCCAGCCGAGGTCGTGGGCCAACTCGCTGATCGTCCGGTTGCCGATGTCGTAACCGTTCTGCGGCAGCGTCGGCATGGTGCCGGGTGGCCGGGGCGGGTTGGTGCTGCGGGGTGGCGCTTCAGCCTCCTGCGCGGCGCGCTGGGCGGCTTGCACCTGCGTCTGGTAGGACGCCTGCCGCACCTGCGCCAGCAGCCGCTCAGTGACCTGCACAGGCTCGCGTCGGCCGTCGGCAAAGAGCCAGTAGAAGCGACGATTGTGGATGATGGGTCTGCGTGTCATGCGTCATCCTCTTCGGGATCGTGGCCGTACCGCTCGCGATAGACCTTCAGACCGAACAGCAGAAACTGCGTGAGGTCGGGCGGCTCTTCATTGCGCTCATCAAAGAACTCGGCGTAGGGAATGCGATAGGTGTAATGTTCGCCGTCTTCGGCGAAGGCGTCCTCAAGGAAGACGACGATGTGGCCGTCCATGAGATAGATTTCGAGGCGCTGCTTACGCAGCCACCGCGAGACGGCTTTGTTGATGAGCGTCTCAACACTATCGAGATCAAAGTGGAAATCGATGTCGCCCTTAGTCGTCTTGGGATCGGGATTAACGTATGTCATAGCTCAGTGCTCCTTTACCAGTCGATGTCCTCGAGATCTTGCGGGGTGGTGGGCGGCCGCCGGACGATGATCCAGACGGCCGTGGCCATGAGGGCGAGGATGGCTATAGCCAACCAGTTGTCGCCCGTCACCGGCTTGCTGGCTCCAGTGCCCAGACGTGCGCGCAGCGCTCGCCTGCGGGCGTGTCCACCAGCAGCATCTGGCGCTCCTGACAGTATGCCTCGGCGCGCTGGTGGGCCTTCTCCTCCCATGCGGATGCCCACAGCAGCAGGCCGACGCAGGTGAGGAGGAGGCAGGTTAAGCCGATCAGTGTGCGGTCAGTCATTGGTGTTCTCCTGTTGCAGAGGCGATGAGATCGGTCACGGCCGTCAGCAGCCACATGGCCTCGTTCGCCTCGGGCTGGCCGTCGTCGCCGTCGATCACGTCGGCGTAGCAGTCGAGGTAGTCGGCGACCTCCTGCAGCATGGCGAGCATGTCGGGGGCGGCGGCGATCAGGCGGGCGTTGGCCTGCTGCTCCTCGATCGGGGGCGCACGGTGCCCCTGCTCGAACAGGTCAGGGTTGGTGCTGCAGATGTCAGCGTGGTCGTCGTCGTCCACCTCTACCATGCGGCAGACGGCGAACCATGGGCCGGGTGTGTGCTTCATTTGATCTGCTCCTTGATGTTGACGGCCTCGGCGACAAGCTCGGCCGCGATGGTGTGGATCGCCTTGAGGCGGGTGTAGTGCGCGTCCCGATCGGCCACGCACTGGTCGTTGTCGCCGGGGTAGTCCCGGCCGTTGGGCGTCACCTGCTGCAGCGCCTTGATGGCGGCCTGCAGGGCGTCGTAGGCGGCGATGCGCGGGTGGGTGAGGTCGGTCAGGCTGCTGCCGTTGATGTTGAGCGTGGGGCGGATCATGTCAGTAGCCCTCCGCCTGCAGCTCACGCTTCACAGCGTTGAGGGCGTAGACCTCGGACAGGCTGCGGAGCAGCAGGGTCTTGTCGCCGGAGTGATCGAAGAAGGCGCGGGCGGTCATGACGCGGTCAACGGCCGCGAGCAGGTGGCGCTGCAGGATACGCACCTGCCGGCCCTTGAGGCGCTTGAAGCTGCGGTGGGCCTTGTCGGCGTCGATGTTGCGGTAGGCGGTCACTGGGTGTCTCCTTGGTTGCTGATTAGGCTTCGATGTGGTTGCCGTTGATGTAAGCACCGTCGGTGTAGATGGCGGCGACGGGCGTGCCGTTACGCGAGCGCAGCAGCCACGCGCTCTCGTCTTCGTCCCAGTGCACGTCGACCGCGCCAGCGGCGACAGCCACCGCGACGAAGTCCGCGTCGAAGATGCACTCGCGGCCGCAGGTGACTTCGGCGATGTGGCTTTCGATGTCGGCGATCAGTTTGGTCATTGGGTGTCTCCGGTTGGTCGTTGCTGATGACCTCTTCTCTCATAACCAACGTGAGGTTGCAATAGCCTAATTTGCAGCATTTGCACTTTTTTACATCCCTCTGCAGCATGCAGCATTAGCAGCATGCTGCGTCGTGCTGCAAATGGTGCAGGTCGGGTAATGCAGCATTTATGCAGCAGCAAGGGGAGACACCCCCTTAGGGGTGGCCCCCACTGCTGCAAATGCTGCACCGAGCAGATGCTGTGCTGCGCTGCAGATTTCCATGCTGTGCCGGAAGCTGAAGATGCAGCATGATGCGTCGTGCTGCAGATGCTGCAGCGCCTCGTGCTGCACCTCGTAAAATATCGCTTGCAACGGTGCGTTGCATGTGAGAGAAGCAATTATCAGCAAACGGAGACACCCAATGACCGACCTCGACGCCCTCCTCGCCGAATTCGCCGCCGCCACCAAGATCGTGACGCTCGCGGATCTCACTCCTGCTCAACGCGAAGCTGCCGAGCGCATCATCGCCAAGACCGCCGGCAATCGCAAAGAGATCAAGACGCTCAAGATCAGCCGCTACAACGGCAACAGCTATGTCACGCTGTACGTCGAAGCTGGCCTGCCAAACGACGAAAAAACGCTGGCGTCCATCTTCTGCCGCGACACCGCCCACGTTCAGGTCGGCCCTCGCGGCGGCATCACCAACATCGGCCGCTGAGCCGATCGGGGCGGCCACAGTGCCGCCCCTTGTCGTTCGGCCGGCTGGGTGTTATCTGTGGGTGGCTGGTAGTCCTGCCACGAAGCGGAGCATGCAGATGGCCAATGACATTGTCGGTAGTAAAAAAATGGGTCGGCCGCCATACGAGGCGACGGACGAGCTTCGCGCCAAGGTGCGGACGTGGGCCGCTGTCGGCACGACACAGGAAGTGATCGCCGCAGAGCTTGGCATCTGCATCGACACCCTCGCCAAATACTACCGGGACGAACTCGACGAGGCGTCCGCTCGCGGCGTGGCGAACATTGCCAGCAACCTGTACGCGAAGGCGATGGCCGGCGATGTGACATCCATGATCTTCTACCTGAAGACGCGCGGACGCTGGCGCGAGAAGGCGTCGGCGGGCGACGACGAGAACCCATTGGTCATGCGGATCGAGGGCAGCATTGACCCCCTCGATCAG